GTTGCTTTTGTTAGCATTAACAGCATTGATATTAGATTGGTTGGCATTAACAGCTTGTATCGTTGTGATGTTCTGGGCAATAGTATTAACTTCAGTTGCCTTTGCTGTTAATCTATGAAACGCATATGTGTGATCTGTAGAAGTGGTTTCAATCAACATTCCAAACGTTGCTGGAATAGTTTCTGTTACGCCTGTAATAATGACAGGCTTACCAGCTCCTCTACCATTTGCAATAGTGACTGTCCCGGAGCTGGGTACAAGATCTGTTGATGCAGCTTGTATAGACACAATAGTGCCGTTGCCATTATTGATATCTGGGTTAGCGTCAGGGAAAGATGTTTCATTTGCTAATGGTACAAATCCTCCAACCTCTTCTATAAGGTCAATTATTCTTGCATTAATAGCAGCAGTAGTGGCTATATGCGTATCTGCGCTAGACCATGCAGTTCCACTAGATATTGTCTCACTAGAGTCTTGTCTAAAATATCTTGCGTCAGATTCTGTTTCTGTAAAATACCTACCGTCAAGAGTTCCAGTCTCTAAGTCTTCTGCTTTTATAGAACCATTAACAATGTTGTTTGTGTTTACTGTTATAGTACTAGGTAATAAACCTGTATCTAATTTAGCAAACGGTATTGCTGCACTGTTACTTATATCAGCACCAGTAATAGTTCCGTCTTTTATTTTATCAGAGGTGATTTGACCATCTCTAATATCATCTGTAATTATTTGATTTCTATGCTCTACAGAAGCAAACCTAGCCATATCATGTATGTTATTTAGGTCTACTGCTCTAATAGATGAACCGGGTTGAAATACTGCTGCTGCTGTATTTACATTAGTTTCTCTATATATGTGTACATTTCCAGTTCCTGATGGAGCTGTGGCTCCAAGAGTTACTGTTGTACCACTAACTTTGTATTCACCATTGCTGGGAGTACCTGTTACATAAGATTGTAGGGCTCCACCAATTCTTACTTTGATGTCAGCCGGTTTTAAATATTCAATTGTAATGGGGTAAGAGGTGGCTCCCCCATTTTTAAATTCTTCAGTTGTCTGTACTGCCATTTGGCTACCACCTGTTATTTACGTACGTTTAAAATTGTGTTAACACTACGTTGGTTAGCATTAATGCTCTGTAATTGTCTCTTTCTTTCTTCTTTTATTAACTCCTGAACACGTGGGTCATTCTTAATTTTATTCCAAGCAATTTGTTTAGCTCGGTCAAAGATTAATTTAATTCTCTGGTTATGTGCATAATTCTTAGGGTCAATGTGACGTAAACCATTATCACGGTCATACTCCATCTCTTTGATAGATTCTAAGATACCCGGATTTTGAGCTAATTTATCTAATTTAAGAAGTATCTTTTGCTCACCTATAGCTTTTTGAAACATTGATCTTAATACAGGACTCTTACTTAAATCTGTACCATCAGGAGCAGAGTAAGTAGATGTTCTTAAATCATAACCACTATCAAATAATAGTTTTCTACCGGGAGAATAATCCATATTAAAATTAACAGGAGAAAACGCATTAAACATTCTGGTAACAAAATCCCAGTCTTTAATAGGTTGTCCAGTTAACATATCATATTTTATAGGTAATGGATTTGCTGCAAGATTTTCAGAAATTAAGTTTCTATTTCTAATAGAATCCTCAATGCTTGAACCTAATTCTCTCATATATGGAGTAAATACTTTGCCTAGCTCATTTCTAAGACTACTTAAAGGTAAAGTGTTGTTTGCTAGTTGAGCAACCATTCTGTTAATTTGTCCGGGTCTACCTGAAAATAATTCAATAAATTGCTGTAGTCCAGCCATATAAGATTTACTGGTAATACCTTGAGCAATAACTAAAGATAATTTCTGGAACTGATCTGTAGACCATTCTTCACCCATTAGTTCTTGGTGATCTCCAATATCTCCAATGATTGCAAGTATCTGGTTAAATGGTTCAAACGCATCATAACTAACCCAAGCATCTCCTATCTTTATAGTTCTAGGTCTCCAACCAGCATCAATCCACATTTGTCTTTTTGTTCTATCAGCAGGACCGTTACCATGTAACCCACCACTTAAGAACTTTTGACCAGCTAAAAATATAACTCCAGAACCCATAGCTAATCTTCCGTTCTGAATAGCTCTAGCATTGGCTAAATCTTCAGCAGTTTCAATACCATATTTTTTAACCTTTGAAAAATCACCGGGTTTAGCAAAGGCGATATCATTCCATTCCTCAACTAAAAAGTTAAATCCCGGAGTATGCTTTGCTGTTAAGTTTAGACCGTTAACACCAGTTCTTGCAAACAAGAAGAAAGGTCTAGCCCAAGGCTGATTTTCAAATACTGTGTTTAGTCCTTTTGCAAAACCATTTAAGTCTTGAGTTAAAGTAGCTTCTCTTTTTGCTCCTTTAATATACTCATCTTTTAAACCACCTTCTGCATCGAAGATATCATCAACAAAGTTACTTTCTGCTTTAGCAACCATTTCAGGAGTTATCTCACCATACTCACCGCCAGCTTCAGCTAAAACTTTTCTATATGCTTTAGCTCTTAATCTTCCTCTACCTAATATGTATCCAAAGGCATCGTCAGTTGCTGCCATGAGTTTAGTAGAGTAAGTAAGAAACTTGTTGTCATTAGCAGACCTAGCAATATTAGCTAGATAGAAAATACCTTTATCTGCATCTGTACCTTCTTTCTCAGTAAGGTACTTCATAGCTTCCCAGTTAGTATCAGCAAGAGAACTATCAGAGAAACGTGTTTTAACATTTGCTATTTCACCTGACCAATAACTATCTAATTTACTTTTAAATAATTTAAACGATTCAGGTATAGCTTGAATCATACCATTAATATCAGCTAAAGCTTCTCTATAAACTTTCCCGTTACCAGATAATGCAGCTCCAGCCATCTGTGCCATAGGTCTTAAAAAGACTGCACTGGATGTACCCATAATTGCTCGGACTGGAGTTTTAGGTCCAGATAAAACACTATTGGTCATTACCATTCCTAGCTGTCTGACTAGCTCACCTGTTTTCTTAGTTCCATTTAATTCACCACCACGCATCTTTTGACGTAGAAATGTCATTAAAGATTCAACATCAGTTGGATGGTTAGCTTGAGAAATCATTTCTCTAATACCATTAAGAAGACTATCATCTCCTGTTTTACCAGCTAACTGAACAGCTAATTGTAAAGATTGAATATGTTCCTTGACTTGTTTATCTACATCAATAGTCATTTGTTTGTTAAATGACGCACTAGATAAATCAAGTTTTTTAAGAGACGCACCGGCATAATATTTTGCCATCTTCATCATACGTACAGTGCCGATAAGCTGCTCAACCATTGTCTGAATAGGACCATCTACATCTTTTAAATCAAAGATATCTTCGACTTCCCTACTCATAATACCTGTATCTCTTAACTTTCTAAGTAAGTCTCCAGCAACAAGGTCTAATGCGTTGGCAGTTTCTGGTGTAACACCTGAATAAATAACTTGGTCACCTATTCTCTCTTCAATAACTCCTCTTGCTCTAGCTGGTGCTAAAAACTCTTCTACTGTCATATTGGAAGTATTACGACCTTCAACCATTTCCTTATAAAAGGCAATGTTTTCAGCGTAATATTGATCTGGAGTTAGTCCTCTTGACCTAGCTTTAGCTATATCTTGTTTAATAAGATCATTAGATTTAAAAGCTTTTTCAATTTTACCTATCTCTTCCCAAGCCATTTTAGAAGACATAGCTATAGCTTTTCTAGAATTAACACTTAGAACAGTACCAATAGAACCATTTTCAGCTCCACCTACATTCTTTAGCATCTTACGAGATTCATTAACATTAAATAAATCTTCAGTAGCGTTTGCATTTCCTTGTGTTACGTCTGCTAATTCAGAATTTTTATAAGCTCCAAATTTAGTTTTACCTTTTTCAATTCTTTCTATAATTTCAGAACGCTCAGTCATCAAAGCTTCATCAGCATTCTTTGGCTTCCACCTATTTTTCTTTAGTCTTTGAGCTTTAACTCTTTTATTATACTCTTTAATAGTATCAGTTAACTGAGAAATCTCTCTCTTAGCATTAACATCATCAGGGTCTAAATTTGCTGTCAGTGCTTTTTTCTGTCTTTTTAATACAGCTCTTTGGTCAGTAAGTGTTTTTAGTTCTTCATCAAATGGATTACCACCAAGTTCTTTTTCTATCTGTTTAAGCCTAGCTTGGTCAGCTTTACTACCATTTGCCTGTATCTTACCTGTTTTAATTCTTTGAATCTCTCGACTCTTTCTCATTTCACCACCGACAGTTGGTTCTGGAAGACTACCACTTCCTTTAAATTTACCTTGAACTTTCTTTGCTGACTTAGCAAAGCCAACTTTAAAACCTTCTATAACAGTGTCAGATAAGATACCTAATCCCATACCTTCTACGACATTTTTAAATGTCTTCATCATTGGATGGTCATGTTCTTTAGTTGCAAGTGGAATATTTAATCCCGGGAAATGACTTTCTAAAACACCAAGTGCATTGTCTTCTTGTGAATATATAGAAAGTGCGTCAACTTTTGCACCACTTATGGCACCTCTAACTAATCTTCCTTTAATACCTTGTGAAGCTATTGCTTTAGATAAAGGAGTCTTAATAACAGCAGGAACCACAGACTTACCTAGTTTTCCTGCCTTTGCAACTATGCCAAGTTTTCCTACAGGTATAGCAGCCATTGTTCCGTAGTGAGTTAGTCCTCTTAATGCACCACCCCACCATGTTTTAGTTTCAATAGGATTATCGTCATTTTTAAACCAGTCATCCCATTCTGCTGTATAGCCACCTTCTGCTTGTTCCCTAGCCATCTCCCCGGTAGCCATGTCAATAATCCTTTCGGGTAGTGTTACTAGAGATGAGGCTGTGTCTTGTACACCACCACTAAGAGCTGCAAATATTTCTTTGGTGTACTCACCTACTCCCCAGTTCTCTTTGTTTCGGGTGTCTTTAATTTCTTTTTCTCTTTGAAGCCTTAATTGTTCAGCTTCTTCGCGTTCTGCAATCCTTTGCGCTTCTAACTGTTGATCTAACTCTAATGATTTTTGCATTTCTTCTGCTAAATTAGCAGCTTCTTCATTAGAAATAGGAGTAGAACTATTTGTAGGATTGGATAACGTAAATTCTAAATTGTCCATGTTTACCGCAGTAAAATAATTAAGACAAAGATTCAAATGAGACCGCAGTTACTCATTAATCAATGTCTTCGTTTTCTTCGTAGAAGTCTACTTCTTCTTCATCAAATTGATTGTTATTTTTCTTATCTAGTACCTCTACATCGTTCTTAAATCTTGCCCATTTACATTCTGTAGACTTATTGCAAAATTGAGTTATCATATATTTAGGTATGTTAAATTCTTTTATAATATCACTCTCGTCAAACTGACCTTCATATCCCATTATTTTTGCCTGTCTCCAAGCTAACTCTCTTGGTAGGATATTATTATTATTAGCTAAGTTTTGGTAGTAGTAAGGTACAGGACCTTTTCCTCCAGCAGCAGCCCAATCTTGAAGTGCTTCCTTTTGCTCTTTAGGTGCTTCTAATAAAACTGTTGCGTATCCTCTAGTTTCTGGTTTTACTTGATTTTGGGCAATAATTAATTTTCTTTTATACTCTTCATTATTATCAGTCATCTTATATTGTGAATTGTCATCAATCCACTCAGTATCTTTAAACAATTCAACAATCGTATCGTTAGCTCTTGTTAATGCCATTTCTGGATTTCCATTAGTTGCTATCAATTCTGCATTATAAGCTTGTACAAATTCTTTTTCAGTTGCAGCTAATAAAGCCCAATAGTTAAGACTCTTTGCATCTAAAGCTCCAGTATTTTTAGAACCTCTTCTAACCATATCTGTAATAAACTCTAGCTCTTTAGCAGGAAGAGAATTAATACTTACAAGTTGTTGATTACCATCAGGTATTAACTTATCTTTAAATTCTTCTCTTATAAGAGGGCTTGCAAACTCAAGATCTTTTTCAGTAATCCCTCCAAATGTAGCAGCTTCTTGGTTAAGAATACCTCTCATTGTTGCATCATCTTTATACCCATAAAGAATAAAATTTTCATCAGCATTTAATGGAACATCTGGGTATTCTTCCCATCTTCTTTTTAAATAAGCCTTCTTTTGTTCAAGACTTAACTGTGTGTTTTGGCTGTCTAGTTCGTTACGAAGTTCTTCGGCTTTAGCTGCAACAGTAGATTTATCTACGTCTAATCTTTTCTTTTGCCATTCAGCGTTAGCTTGTATTAAGTCATCACCAAATCCTTTAAATTCTTGAAATACTTCTAACTTTTCATCTCTCTTATTACCACCATGATAGAATGTATGCTCTAACAGAGCTTGAGCTTTAACTAAACTAAGCTGACCATTTGCAACTAAATCATATACGTTTTGACGAAATGCAAGTCTTGAACCTCGTAAGCCACCATAATGTGTTTTGTTATTCTTAATCCAAGCATCAACATTTTGATATGACTGTGCTGGGTCGTCTACAAACAGAGATGTAATTTTAGTTAGTTCAAGTTTCTTGTCATTTTCTTTTGCAAGAGTATCTCTATTCTGTCTGGCTTCTTCATCATCAGAACTATCTATCTTTAAAATTTCCGGACCAACAGTAGCTGAAAGAAGTTCTTCATTAACACCTATAAATTGTGCAGAAAAATCAAATCTTACTTTTGCATTTAATTCAGCTAATTGTGCTTGGTTAGGGTTATCATCATAACCTATCTTTTCACCATTAGGACCTGTAATAAATGTAGTCTTTCTTGCTTCGTTTTTAAAATCACTATAACCACCGGCTGCTTTTATAAGACTAGCTTTTACATAAGAATACTGTTCCCAACCAGATAATTGCCTGAATTGTTGAGCAAGTTCATAGCTTCCAGTTGTCTCTTCTATTCGGTCAGCTATCTCACTAATTTTAAGATGTGAATCTAATAAGCCATTTTCTTTGTCTATTAAAGCTTTGATGGTTTCTGCTGAAGCTGGTGATATAAGCGCAAGATAAGAACCTTTTTGCATTTTTTCTTTCTTATCTTTTTCAGCTTTCTTTTCCATCCAGCCAGCAAAACTAGAAGATAGGTTACTTAATGATTCCCACTGAGATCTAGTTTTTTCTACAAGAGCATCATCTCTTGCATTCATTTCATCAAGAAATCTTTCTTCTGATTCTAAGATTCTTGCATTACTTTTTTCAAGTTCAGGTACGACGTCTGTTTGTCTAACAGGGTCATACTTACCGGGGGTGAATGAGTATCCGCTTTGTGTCATAATTGTCCTACGTTATACTTGAGTCGTCTTTACCGCCAGATGAACCAAAGGCATCAAATGCAGCTCCGGCTAGTCCAGTGAATAGTGTTAGACCAACATTCTTCTTAACTGGTTCTACTGGTTCCATATCAGGTACAAGTTTCATAGAGACTTTACTCCACTCTTCATTTTTGTCTGATACTAATTGTCGTCTGATTGCTTCATTACCAAGTTTAAAGGCATACTGTGATTGAGTCAAAGCTCTACTACGTGCAGCATTAGCCATACCTAACTTAGCTAAGTTCTGGTTAATCATCCTTGTAACACTTGCACCTCGTACTCCTCTTTCCGCAGCTCCTGCTTCTATTATACCTTCTGCTTCAAGCATGCTCATAAAGTCTTTTTGATGGTCAAGCATTGCTTGCGCTCTTACATTATTTAGATTAATCTGTGATTCTGTATAAGCTTTGTGTGCAGCAAGATTCTTTTCACTTATATTTTTTTCAAATTGGACATTCTTTGTTTTAGCCAAAGTTGTGTCCATCATCCATTTTCTTTCTCTTATTTTAAGTTTGTGTTGGTATGCTCGTTCGGCTGCTTGGTTCTGAGCACTGGCTTCTGCTGCTGAACCAATCGCTCCCATAGCACCTGACGCAAAGCTACCTACTACTGGGTCGCACATGGCAAAATTCTATAAAGGATAAATTATTTGGTCCGTAAGGAAATCTTCTAAGAAATTTAAAACCTAAGAACCTGAGTAACTTTGTATGGACAACATTTCTTTCGTCGACAATGTTCCACAGTAACTCTTCTTTTCTTGATTGCACAAATCTCTTTGCTTCTCTTGCAAAGGTGTGGGGGTAGTCATAGATAGCTGGTGTGCAAAGCATCCAGATCTGTCCATTACTATGGACGCCTGCCATGCCTGCCAACTCTCCGTTAGGTACCTCGAAATAAACGGAATCGCAGTTATGGAATCCTACGATTAACGCGTTTAGAGGGTCATGTCCATGACCTTCTGTGACTTCTCTGTAGTCATCGGGTAGTAAATTGGAAGCCACACGAACGGCAGCTTCCAAGGTTGCTGGGTGAATGTATTTAGACACGAGTATAAAAATTGTTGTTATAAACTCCTTCCCATGTCAGATATAGAATAGTGGCTGGAGTTGGGTGTGTTGATTTAATTTGTAAAGTTACGTTAGTATTCCTATCATAAATAGGTACAGAATATAATTTAGTATTATCTACAACTGATTGACTGTTAGCTAAATATTGGTTAGCCAACCCTACTTCAAATGTTTGACTAAAGTTACTTCTACCAGTTCTCATAAGAACAGCTTCATATAAACCAATAGGACCAAACCCAAAACTTGCTCTATGTAAAACTGTATTAGCTCTACTGTCTGATCTAATGCTTTCTCCTTCTTGTCTGGTTACGTAAATAGTTGGAAGTGTAATTTCCATTGTATATAAATAACCAATTAAAAATGTCTGACCTGACCAATCTCCATCAATAGATAAGGTATTACCATTGACATTAATTAAAGCATATCTACCAATAGCTGTTGGTGGGTCAGCAGTATCATCAATATCATAAGCTGCTAGTTGGTTAGTGCTTTCTAACCCTACAGGCTTAGCTTTAGTAGATTTACCTGTAGTAGCGTCGTAAGTCCAACCAGACGTAGACATTAAATGATCTAAATGTACTCTATTCTCTGCTAAAGCAAAGGTCTGAGAGTCCATTTTTATTGAATATTTAAGTAATTGATCTTTACCATTATTACGTACAACCACATATAAATTATCATCTTGCATACAATGGTATTGAATAGTACCTGTAAGAGTCCACTTAAACCATGCTGCTAATTTTCTTTCTCTAATATTGTCAAAGTATCTGTAACCATAAAGAGTTGATGTATCTTCTTCACTGAAAAATATTACAGAGTTTTCTCTAGAATTAGAAATAAGTTTTAAATCCTTTTCAAATAATCTAGATACAACTGCACTCTGTTCAATAACCTCTGGTTCACCTTCTCTCTGGACTTGTGACATTTCAAAGAATCTAGAAAACTTTCCAGCATTATCTAAGAAACCTATAGTTGTACCGAGAGAAATAGGATTTGTAGCAAAGTTAAAATTATAAGAAGCTAGAGCATTAATCTTTGCAGTTTGTGGACTAAATACATCACTATCAGTGGTCAACATAAACTGTTGATTTTTAGTAAATAGAACTAATCCTGTATTAACTTGAATGCCATCAAACAAAGTAGCTGGATATTCTGAACTAGCTGCTATATCTACAGGGTCACTAGCTATAAACTGAATAGCTGATTTAGCCCAGAAATTAGTGAAGTCTCCCGGACGAGACATAACTATACTTTCATCGGCAAGTATAGTAAATCTATTCCTGAAGAATAACATTTTATTTATCTGTTTACCGACAAATGAAGGTTCTGGATTTGTTACATCATCTCCAACTAAACAGTCATCCCATTGTGGAGCATTAGAAGTTACTGGTCCATCAGCAGTTGTTACTGTATAGGCAGAACCATCTAATTCAGTTAATCTAAAGTTACCATCAGCAGTTCTTATTAGAACTATTGGCATGGTATCTCGTTTAAATCTAATCTTTCTTCCGGGTTTAGCACACTCTTGCCATGTACCCTCACCATCTTTGTCGTTATTACCAAAGAATTTTACGTAATGATTGTCTTCTTCAGCTTGACTATTGACCACCTCTACAACCATTCCGTGCTTGCACTGAGTGGGCAAATCACCTACATCATTAACTTTACCAGCAACAACATTTAACAGCTCTCCTACGGGCGTAGAAGCGTTGAATACGCTACTTCTTTTAATATGTAGTCCAGTACCAATCGTTGTTATATCTGAGTTGGTAAAACTACCTCCAGCTATAAGCTCTGTTCTTATATCACCAAGAATACTTTCAGCAGTAATTGTTGTTTCTGTATCAAATGGAGTGGGGTTAGGTCTAACTAATCCAAGATTAGCTTGAACTCTAGATTCACTGACTGCTTCTATAGTAATTTTATAGTAAGCATCTCTCATAAATACATAAAAATAATCACCTTCCTGCCAACCTTCTCCACCATGTAGTAGATCATATGTTGTTGTGTACCTTGCTTGGTATGTTGTCTGCTGATTACTTCCAGTTCCTGTTGTATATGGTACCGATTGACCTGTTGTAGCTATACGAAAATATAAGTTCTTTCTATTTTGCTGACTGCCCTGATTACTTGAGTTAAATATATTAACAGTGTAACTATAGTTAATATTTGAGTGGCTTCCATTAGCTAACGTTCCACCAGTAGCACCTTCGTCAACTAAGGTTGTACCAGTACCAACGCTAAAAATACGAGTTCCTACATTTGGAGCATAGGCATCTCTACCATCTCCTGCTGCCTCACCACACCTTGCGTTACCACCGTTACCTCTAGTTGCATGTGTTCTCATTTTAAAGTTAGAGTCACAGTAATTATTACTAGAGTTTACAAGGGTTACATTAATACGTGTAGCTGTTGTGACTGTTGAAACATTCGTAGAGTCAAACACATTTAACGCATACTGTTTTGCATAGCTGATAGATTTCAACTCGACAAAAATTTCTTTCCCAAAATTTATGTCTGGTTCTTCAAGGGTATCCATCGCAACAGTTTTAGACCTGTTGTTTATATAAGTAAAATCATTCAGAGTTAATGTCTGAATATCTTCATCACCTGTATGAACAAGGTAATTCTTATTTCCAATACCATCAACAATAGTTTTCTCTGAACCTGTAAGACAGTCCCACATTCGGAGAGTACCGTCTCTATGTATTTGTCCAATATATTGCTCATTCTCGTCACGATAGTAATGAAACCATCTACCATTTGACGAAGAATTTTTTGTCCCATCACTCAAAGACGCCACAAACTTTCCAGCCGGTCTTTTTAATAGTCCTTGTGTAACGTCAGGTAAGGCGTTTACCATATTTTTTACCTGACCGGGAAGTTTATATTCGTCAGGTTGTTGTGAAATACCCTGAGTTAAATTTGGAATAGTTTGTGTAACGTTTGCCATTATCTAATAAGTGCTTTGTAAGGTTGATAAGATCTGTAATTACTTTCAGCAGGAAATCCAAAGAATGTATGATCTCCTTGCTCACAGTCGTACTCCAATGCAGTGGCTTTAGTTTGTGCTTCTTCTAATTGCAGTAGTTTAACTAGATCTGGATTAGAAACTATTTGTGAAGCTGCTCTTACTGACGCTCTAGCAATTATGTATCGTTGAATTGCTGAAGGTATATCCTCAAAGTCACGCAAGTAAGTTATATCAAAATAAAAATCTTGAGTGAATACATCAGTGTGGTGTACGTTGTCGTATAGCTTTCCATTCTTTTTAACAACGTCTCTATTTCTGTCGTAAAGACCACCATGAATATCAAACCTTAGATAGTCATTAGGAATTAAATAATTACCATTTCCATCAGGTGATCTTTTTACGTTGTCTTCTTTGTTAAAGTGCCATCCTTCATTCTGTACATCTTTAGTCACTTCCATTAATAAGTTATGTACTAAAGCTATTTCTGGATTGCCTAAGTTAGTTAGGTCTAAAGCTGTAATAGGGGATTGACCAATGCTACCCAAGATAGAGTTCACTGCGGATAGTTCGGTATCGGTGTTTAGTTGAGTAGTCATAAAAAAAAGGGAGCCGAAGCTCCCGTATAAAGGATAAAAATTAACCGTTCTCTGGGTATGAAGTACCGAACGCTGAAGGTGCTGTTGCGCCAACATATAGTTCAACGGCTGCTGCTGGGTTTAGGAAGTCTGCGCCCATAGCTAGTCTTCCAAGGATTACGTCACCTTGGTAAACTACTGAAACGTCACCTGAAGTTACCTGAACCTGTGG